AGCGCCTCAGCAGAGCCTCACACCGATCGTTAAACAGTTGCTTGGCATCGACAGGCCTGCCTGCGCCTAATGGCTTACACAGACGCTCTCAACGGGGCTATCGACAGCCTCACGACCACACTCACAGCGGTCACTGGCCTCAGAGTGGTAAATGATCCGACCCGTCTTGTTCCTAATTGTGTCTACATTGACGCGCCATCCTTTACCACAATCGCAGGAAATGGCAACATCATCCGCATGGACTTCCCAATCAAGGTCATCGGCTCAGGCCCAGCAGGCCTACCAGTCCTACGCAGCATCCTTGACATCGTAAGCAAAGTCCTACTCAGCCCAATCATCGTTATGGCAGGCCGCCCCAGCAACCTAGAAATCGGTGGGCAGCTCTTCCCGTGTTACGACCTTGACTGTGGAATCCAAGCACAAAGCGCATAAGGAGAAACATGTACACCATCATCAGCCCACGCCTCGGAACCCCGGGCGATCAGTTCATCCCAGAGGACGGTGTCAACATTGACGCACTGCTCGACGGCGGCCTGATATCCACCGACACCGCAAAGAAATCATCTAAAGTCAAATCAGAACCCAAGGAGCAATAGACATGGCTATCAGCAGCACTTACCTTTCTAACCCAAGCATCACGATCAACTCGGTTGACTTGTCCGATCAGTGCACAAGCGCGGTCATCAACTATGTGTCGGAGCAATTAGAAAACACGACATTTTCCAACACTTCGCGCAGCTTCACATCTGGCCTGTACTCGAATACCGTCACCGTAACTCTTTATCAGTCATATGCAGCTTCGGAGACTGAGGCCAGCATTTACAGCCTCGTAGGCACAACCACAACGCTCGTGTTGAAGCCAGCATCTGGCGCAGCATCAGCAACTAACCCGTCATACACTTTGACTGGCGCGTTCTTGTCGGCACATACACCGATCAACGCTTCGCTCGGCGAACTGTCCACAATTGACCTGACATTTAGCGGTGGCGTTTTAACTAAAGCCGTCGCATGATCTCGCGGCATCAGCCGCTGAGAATTACAAGTAGCAAGACCGCACAAGCGGAGCCTTGCCCGACAAAGGAGAAACAATGAAAGTCAAACTATCTATTGACCTTGGCGACGGTAAGCCAGCGCGCGAAATGACCACCAACATGCTTGCAATTGTTGACTGGGAACGAACAGAGAACCGTCGATCAGCAGACGGCAAAGGCATCGGCTTTAGCGACATGTGTTGCTGGGCTTACACACTGTGCAAACTTGCTGGAGACAAAGTGCCAGCCAACTGGCGCGAATGGGTTGCCGAAAACCCTGACATGACCATCACACCTATCAACGAGGTAGCAGACGAGACCCCTTTCATCGAGGGACTTGGCGGCGAAGCCTCTGCGAAGTCCTAGCGTTAACAGGCTTCTGGCCAAAGGAGATCGAGTTCACTATGCGAGACCTGAACACTGTCACCTATGTGCTTGAGCAGATGCACCGCAAGAAGTAATCATGTCTGCTACAGCCACCGTCCAGATTGCAGGCGTTAAGGAAACGATTAACGCCCTACGCAAGATTGACCCACAGCTGCAAAAAGACTTTAAGGCTGAAGCCATAGCGATCGCACAGCCAGCCATCACCGCCGCCAAGGCTGCATACAGTCAGTTTCCATTGTCGGGCATGGCGCGCAAGTGGTCTGATCGAGGCCGCAAGATATTCCCGTTCACGATCTCTGCTGCACAGTCAGGCGTAAAGATGCGCTTTGACACTCGACGCAACGCTGTAGGCGTAATTCTGATTGAGCAAAAGAACCCAGCGACAGCAGTGTTTGAGGGTGCAGGCCGTAAAGACACCAACCGTTTAGGCACATCACTTGACGCCGTAAGTCCTGAGCGTGGCTTTGCGATGGCGATGCCGGGTAGGACTCGACTAATCGGGCCAGCGGTCTATAAAGCGCGACGCGGTATTGAGGGCGAAATGGAAAAGATGATCTTGAAAACGATTAACGAAATAAAAAGAGAGGTCGGCTGATGGCTTTATCTATTCCAATCATTAGCGAGTTCGATGGCAAGGGCGTCGATCGCGCTGTCAAAGAGTTCCAGCAGTTAGAAGGCGTAGCAAACAAGACAGGGCATGTCCTAGAAAATGCGTTCTTGCCTGCCGTAGCAGCTCTCACAGGCTTAGCGGCTGGCGTAGTTGTAGCAACCAAGGCGGCAATGGAAGATGCCGCACAGCAAGCCGATCTCGCTCGACAATTACGCACCACGACACAGGCAACCGATGAACAGATCGCAGCAGTCGAGCAGTCCATCAGCGCGTTCTCGCGACAGACCGCCATGGCAGACGATCAGTTGCGCCCAGCCCTTGAGAACCTTCTACGAGCGACAGGATCGCTCGAATTATCTCAAGAGGCAATGTCGGTCACTGCTGACCTTGCTACTGCCAAAAACATCGACATGGAAACAGCCAGCGTCGCTGTCGCTAAAGCACTCGCAGGCCAGACCACTGCACTTACTAAGTTAGACCCATCGCTTAAGGATGTAATTGACTCGTCCTCGACCGCCGATGAAATCATGCAAGCGCTTGAGAACTCAGTCGGTGGCGCTGCTGAAATCTTTGCAGGCACGGCTGAGGGCGGCATGAAGAACTTCGGCATCCAACTTGGCGAACTTAAAGAGTCAATTGGTGCAGCGTTTCTACCAGTGCTCGAAAAACTGCTGCCGAAACTTTTAGACATGGCAGCGTTCTTGCAAGAAAACACCGATCTCATCTTGATCGCTAGCGGCGTAATTGCAGGACTTTCAGCAATGATTGTGGCCTACACAGTTGCCGTCAAACTTGCCACCGTTGCCAACACACTGTTTAACATCTCACTAGCAGCCAACCCGATCGGAATAGTTGTCGCTGCTGTAGTTGGACTAATTGCAATCCTTACAACGCTGTACTTCCAATTTGACACCGTGCGCGTCATCGTTGACAAAGTATTTGATGTCATGGCAGCAGGCGTAAAGATCGCAGTCGGCGTAGTAAAGACATACCTAGAAAACATGTACGGCGTATTTAAGACAATCTTCAACGGCATCGCAACACTGTGGAACTCAACAATCGGCGGCTTCGGCTTCGAAATACCAGACTGGGTTCCGGGTATCGGCGGCAACAGCTACACCATCCCAGAAATGCCAACACTCGGCGGCGGTGGCAGCAGCACAACTACCAGCAGCCGTGGTGGCGCAGCTCGAGAAGGCGGCACAGGCGGCTTTACATCTAGCCCAATGGGCATGATCGAGTCAGCCCTAGTAGCACCATCAGGCGGCGGCGGTGGCGGCGGTAAAGCCTCAAGCGTCCTCGATCTAAGCAAAAACTATGCAGGCAACCTTGGCGGCAACTACGGCATCACAGGCAACGCAGGCGACTTTTCCAGCCTCTTTGATCAGTTCATGGTTGAGCGCGGCACACCGATCACAGTCAATGTCAACGGCGGTCTAGCCACATCAGCAGACATCGGTCGCGCTGTAGTGAACAGCATTAAAGCCATGAACCGAGTGGACGGCCCAGCACAAATACAGGTCGCCTGATGGCTGCCACGATCGTTCAGTCGGGGTCTTACGATCTCAAGATCGCTACAGGCTTCCTCGTTGACGCTTTTACGCTTGACGACTCAGTAAAGGGCGTGCTCAACAATACCGAGTATGTGCTGGACGGTACGACGGAGTTTGCTTCCGTAATCGACGGCGCTACAGGCATCAGCGTGTTTCGTGGACGCAGAGACATTGGCGACCAGTTCACTGCTGGCACGATGAGTTTTGATCTAAACGACACATTTACAGGCGGCATCTTTAACCCGTTCGATACACAATCACCGTATTACGACACCGCTCAGGCTGTGCCGGGTCTAGCCCCTATGCGCAAAGTTGTGCTCACGCGCGAAGGCGAGGAACTGTTCAACGGCTACATCGTGGACTATTCGTACAATTTCAATTTGGGCGGCCTCGATACAGTCAGTGTGTCATGCGCTGATGACTTTTATCTGCTCAGCCAGACATACCTAGACGAGTGGAATGTGAGCGAGCAACTTGCCAGCGCTCGACTAGTTGACCTGCTGGCTCTCCCTGAAGTGAATGCGTTTCAGTTGCCAGCGGAACAGAACATTGCCACATCGACGATCACGCTTGGCGGCGCAGCTGCCTACATTGTCCCGAACGGCACATCGGTCGCTGCCTACACAGCCAAAATTAACGAGTCGGTACAGGGACGCATCTTTATTGCGCGCGACGGGGTATTTACATTTCAAGACCGCATCGGCAACACGCTGTCAGCATCCTCGGCAGACTTCCACGATGACGGCACAGCGATCCCTTACGACAATGTGGGCATCTCGTTTGAGGCTAACCAAGTCATCAACCGTGCATCGGTGCAACATGCTGGCGCATCGACCCCAGAGATCGCCGAAGACCTGACATCGCAAGCCACCTACTTTATTCAAACCACAGCCATCTCAGACGCGCTACTGCATAACGACACAGCAGCCCTTGACCTTGCCAACTACCTGCTCATAGGCCAGCCAGAGGCGCGCTACACCAATGTGTCAACCTTGTTTGCGTCCCTGACCGATGCGCAGCGCGACACTGTGGCAGTCCTCGAGATCGGCAACACGATCACGATAGAAAAATCATTTACCAGCGGCAACACGATTACATCGCTGGCGCAAGAACTAGCCATTGAGGGCATCCAGCACGAGATCGACCTATCAACGGGCCACAGGATCACCCTGTTTACCTCGCCCACGACGCTCGTTTACGAGTTGATCTTGGATGATCTGGTATATGGCACAATCGACACAGAAAATGTCTTAGGATAAGGAGCACTTA